TTTTGATTGCGGTTTTATTCCCGTTCCAACGCAATTACTCACTATCGTATCGATTATGTTTGCCGCATAGGAGTGCTTTCTTACCATGTCACGTGACCGACTACGCAGGTGTTCAAGGCTCTGGGAAAGTAAGCTATTTATACTTCCTACTTCTGGTTGAAAGTGCAATAATCTTCTTCCTGAGCCTGACGCATCCCAGGCTGAGCTCTTGATTTTTGGTTTGCGGAATAATTGTTTGAATGATTTGAGTAACATTTAGACTATTAATTGGGCAATAAATTGTTGCGCTATTTAAAATTACGTCAAGCTGCTGGAGAAAACAAGCTGTTGACATTTTCTATTTATGCAAGAGATTCCTGCACAAATGTCTTTTATTAGCTTTTCTGTTAATTTTTGAACAGACTGCTTAGTTGCTTTAGCTAGTTCAATAAGATGCTGTGAAGTTTTTGGATTGAAGGTTACATTAACTCTTGAGTTTACCATATGTTTAACCAAACCTAGATGTTACACTAATTATACAGTATCTCTTTTAATTTTTCAATAAGTATTTCTTTATACAATCCCTTTGTTCGTCGAAATCACAACTCTCCTCTTTACGTCCCGGATCTCCTTTAAATACTTAACAATTGGTTAACCAATTTCCTCAGCTTTTTTCCGTTAGGATAATTTTTTCCGCATTCAATTTAAACCATTAGATGTAGTCTCCCTGCCATAACATGCTCTATAGTAACGTCTGTTAAAAACGTACTCACTTGCTCATTAAAGCTTTCTCGATCATAAGGAATATCTTGTCTTCTACCCAATTCTTCTGATGTTCTTCCTCCAGCACTCCTAATAGCACCTTCTAATTCTCTAAATGCATTGTTATTTATTCTCGGCCTTTCATTTATTCTTGGATTATTACCTTGACTGTCAAACATAATTGCACAATCTAAAGCTGTAAACTGCCTGCCATCAAGAGTCATAATAGTATCATTAATGTGATCTTCTCCTAATTGATTGACAATCTCTAATGCCCTTGTATTACTACTCCCCAAAGAAATAGACCCCATTTCTTCAAGTAGTTCTCTTTGCAATCTTTCTACATTTCCTATCATGTTACCCCTATATTTATAAATTATCTAACGTACAGTATTACATTTTCACTTGTCAATTCCTTTATTCGTTGAAATAACAATCTTTCTCTTCACACCTGCAACTTTCAGCTCAGCTTTAATGCGTTGTCTTAAGCTCAAGAGGTCATTTATCTGCACTTCTCCGTACCTAACCACGTGATCGCCATATGCAATCGATACTACTCTTTCCCCGCTCTGTAGCTTCTTTATCGCTTCTTTTACTTGAGTTAAATATTCTTGGTTGTACATCAACTTTTCTCACTCAACCATTGACTTCTTCTCACTTTTTTTGACTTTTTAGCTTTTTCACCTACTAAACTCTCCCACTTACTCTCTGGCCAACGATCAATCCCCAGGGCAATAGACGCTGCTCTTGCGTAAACTCTGCAATCTAATACTTCATTTCGGTCTCTTATCTTTTGCCACTCTTGTTTGGTATATCCTTTTACTACTTTGGTAATTAGTTGCTCTGCGGTTAGCTGCTTAAAATATTCAGGTGGATATTCGGGAAAATGACAATATCCCGGCGCCCCTTCTGTTAAAACATTCAGCAACTGAAACAATTCTGACTTTAATATCGATACTCCAACTGGCCAGAGCTTTATTCCTCTTTTTAGCTTTTGTCCGCCAACTGTTACATCTACTCTACTTGGGCTGTTAAGCGGCACTAGGGCTTTGTTTACCCCTTTCACTGCCATTACTCTTCCCGATCCTTGATGACTTCTTACCCAATTGTATACCTCCTGTGTTGCATACCCAGCATCTACCGCCATCATACTTATCATGTATTCAAGCCCATTTTCACCGATAAAATGATGATTCAAGAGCTCTGACAGTTTCCCCCATACTTCTCCACTTCCAGTATCACCTTCTAATACCTGATAGTCTATTGACCAACTCTCACGACCCATACCCCATGCTACTACTTCTGCTTCTAAGCGGTCTTTTTGTACATCAACCCCTGCCGTTAACACTATTTTTCCACCTTTTGGCACCATGCCTATCGGAAAATTTTCTCGACGCTCAAATAGTTGCTTCCAGTCTGGTACTTCTCCCTTATCTACCCAGGTTTCTCCGAGTGTTGTATTTATCCAAACTTTTAGTAATTGTTCATTTTCCTTTGCATGCAGATAATCTTCCACTGCTTGTTTCCAACTATACCAACCAACTGGGCTATACAAGCTCGATAAATGAAACCCTATTTTTGCCTCTTTTTTTCCCTCCTCCCTAGTTGCTCTCCATTCACCTCTAGCTAGCATCTCTGTTTTTTGATGGTTTTCTATTTTGCCGCTGTATTCTATACACACATAATGGGCTGTTGAGGGATCTTTATCTTTCCACTTTATCTGTGACCATTTCAGCACCTGATAGTGATCACAATGTGGACAAGGTACAAAAAAGTATCGTTTGTCTGAACTCTCAAATTCCTTCTCTATTCTGCTTATTCCGTGAACCGTTGGTGTTGAAACTAAGAATATTTTTCTCCGCGTAAATGTATTAGTTCGGGCTATGCTGAGTAAAACTGGATCTCCTTCTCCTCCTGAATCTCCTGGATATGCATCTACTTCATCTAAAAAAAGATATCTTACCGGCATTGAACGTAAACCCACTGGACTGTTGGCACCTGTTACTACTACCGTTCCTCCGGGAAATTCCTTACTTTGTACAGTGTTGCCTGAATCTCTCGACCTTGGGTCTTTTATTTTACTCCTTAAACATGGCATATCTTCAATGAGCGGCGCAAATCTTCCCTTTGACCAACGCTTGCCCATTTCTACTGTTGGCTGTACTACCAGCATAGGGCCTGGTGTTTGGTCGATTATATATCCTATCCAGTTATTTCCAGCTTCTGTTCCGCCTATCTGCGCTCCTTTCATGAATACCACTTTTTCGGCCGGTGAAGACGAAGATAGTGAATCCATTATTTCCTTAAGGTACGGCGTTCTCTCTGTTCTCCATTTCCCCGGCTCTGATGATGCTATCGTTGAAAGTTGACGATTTCTATCTGCCCACTCTGATACTTTGAGCAGTGGATCTGGCTTTAACCCTGTATAAAAGCTACTGCTATATATCATAATGCCATCTGCTGCAATTTTTATACTTTTACACAGCTAAGAGAAAAAGGTATTTTCCCTCTACAATAAGTATCTGCTGACGCTTTACTTAAAATCATTATTGCAACTAATATGTGAATTAGGCTCACCAAGGCGATAAGACGCTTTTTCAGTAATTTATATGTAGTCATTAAAATACACTTTGTGTCAGCTCTTCTAAAGCTGTTCTGATTTCCTCAGTCAGTGTCTCATGGATCTTCTCTGTGTCATTTATCGATGCTAGTAACGCTGAAACCCTATCTGGAATGTTAAGCAAATTATTACGGACAACTCTTGCAACATTAAATGCTTCAGTCTTTACTTCTTCTACTGAGATAAGTTCACCAATCTCAGCTTTTGCTTTTGCCTCGAGCAGTCTTCCCCGCTCCATCTCATTTTTTATCCGCGTTTTTAGCAACATCATGGAAAGTTTATTATTTCCCACTTCTTCACCTTCTGGATTTTTTCTCCTCAGTGGTTGACTTGGATCTCGTATTGCTGCCACCGCTTCATTTGCTTGTTCTCGGTCAATCAAACCATCCTCCAGCTCAACTATTCCTTTCTTTACTAAGTAACAGACGTATTGCTTTGAAACTCCTAGTTCTCTTGCCCATTCCGTCTGCGTGATTTTTCCTCCTTCCACTTTTTTCTCCCTTCTTTTACCGTTTTTCTTCTTGAATTTGGGCAAAGGTTTTGCCAGTATTGGAAAGTATCGCTTCTCTTCCCGTGTATACTTGCCAACGTTTTATGGTCACATCTACAAACGTAGGATCTAGCTCTATCGTTCTACAGATTCTTCCTGTCCTCTCACATGCAATCAACGTACTCCCAGACCCGCTAAATGGATCAAGAACTATGTCCCCTGGTCTACTGCTGTTTACTATCGCTCTCTCCATTAACTCCACTGGTTTCATCGTTGGGTGCAGTGAGTTGTACGTTGGCTTATCGTAAAACCAGAGATCACTTTGATTACGTCCTCCATGCCACTCACGCTTATTGCCATTTTTCCAACCGTAGAGTATTGTTTCGTATTGTCTTTGATAATCAGATCTTCCTAGCGTAAAATGATTCTTTGCCCAAATTCAAGAAGAAAAACGGTAAAAGAAGGGAGAAAAAAGTG